TTATGTAGTGTGGCAATTTTATTGCCGTCTTTTTCCACAATCCAAAATTTGCCATCTACAATTGGTTTTGCATATATCTCTGTCATAATTATTTCCTATCACCAAATAACTGTAACAAGTTTAAAAACAAGTTGATAAAGTCCATATACAATGTCAACGCACCACTAACTTCAGCGGCTGGTGTTGTATCTACACTTAGTTCTTCACGAATGCGTTGTGTGTCGTATGCTGTTAATCCTAGGAAGATTATAATTGCTAATGCTGAGATTACCATGGCCATAACACTTGATCCGATAAAGATGTTTACAATGCTGGCAATAACGATAGCAATCAATCCTACGAACATCATTTGACCCATTGAGCTTAGATCCTTTTTGGTAAAATAACCATAGCCGCTCATCACACCAAACAAGATTGCCGCACCCATAAATGCACTAACAATACTGCCCATGTTGAATACAGCAAAGATCATAGAAAAGCTCAAGCCCATAAGCGCCGCAAAACCATGTAGGCATAACTGTGCAGTACCTTTACTAGGGTTGTTACCTAGCACATAGCTAACACCAAAAATGGCCGCTAATGGAGCAAAGATCACAATCCACTTGAGTACACCTGTAAAAAAGAATTGTAGCAACTCTGGGCTAGTACCCACAAAGTAACTGACCAGCATGGATACAACAACTGCCAGACCCATGTGTCCGTAAACACGGCCCATCGCAGAGTTAATTTCCTCTGCTGAACGATAATTTAGAACACCGCCACTTGTATAATTTGCACCAAACATATTAATCTCCTTATTGATCTAAAGGTAATGTATTCCACTCTTTAATCAGAGTGAGTACTTCTTCTTCCGAGTTGCAAAGTGTCTTGGTAGTTTTCCATTCTTCTTTTTTATCTCGTCCGCCGATTTCAACCATCCAACCGTTATCGTACCGATTGATGCTGATATTTTCATTTACTTTTGCTAGTTTACTTAGTTGTGACATTTTAGTCTCCTTAAAATTTGTAAATTTCCATTGTATATGTTGGATCTTTAAATATTTTTTCTTTAATTCTAATTTCTAATCTTGTTTTACCACTGTATACTTTAACATTAGCTATTGTTGGATCGATGATTGATGTTACAACCATTGACTTATTTTGCTTGCTAAACTTACATGCGGTATCTAAATATTGTAACGTAGCATTGCTAATTTTAAATCCTGCAAGTGAACAGTTTAATGTGTCCGAGTCTCTAAAGATAGCCAACAAATAATACTCTTTAATAGCTGATACTTTCTTCATCCACCCACTAACGTATAGATTCCAAATTTGTTGTTTATCTTTATTTTTAAAATACTCCGATGACAACTCAGTTTCAGATAGCGGTTGATACATACTTGCTTCAGTAGTTGCAGTTTTTAATGTTTGTACACTTTTGACATCAATTCCAATGTTAGTACCAATACTCACGTCAGCAATACCTTTTCCAGCACCACACCATTTGCCACCTGTGATACTGTCTGCAACGGCATATTCCCATAACTCTTTACCCATACTAGCAGGTCTACCTAACGCAATATGTTTGCGTAACGGTTGTATAACAGGATCAATTTCCTTTTGAAACTGTGTTATAAAATTTGTACCAACTAATTTTGTTAAGTCGGCGACTGGGATAGGTGTTAAGCAAAAAGTCATTTACTTTTAAATCGTTTAAAAAAATTAAATAAGTTTAAAAATCGAGACTTATACGGATCGTTCATTATTGTTTCTGCTATGCTGGGGCGATGAGGGCATCTACCTTGTTTGTAATCACAATCTGCATGGATTGGCTTGTAGCATACTGCACATGTTTTTCTCATTTTATCACTCAAATAAATTTACTGCGGCTTTAGTAGTTGGATATTTTGCCTGGAATGGTTCTGCGTAAGATTGAATATTATCAGCAATCTTTTTCATATCCCACGCATTACAAAATTTTAACATTCTAATACCTACTTGGTCAACCATTTTAGGTATCGCATGTGTTTGAATAGTTTCTTTAATTTTAACTTTAATGTCTTCGGGCTGTGCTGTTAAGTCGCACAACTGTACATTACGTTGATAATCTTCTAATACCCTGTGTTCGTTACCGTTATGGTCTACCCAACGTTGCAACATGAGATTGTTCCAAGAATACCCTTTAGAGTTGCGATCTTGAAACGCTTCCATGAGACCAACTTTATTCTTTGACCCTTTTGTGCGTACTCCCGGATATGCCGAAAACACATTGTCTGATGTATCGCCACGCATACATTTTTCAAACAGCATCCATTCTGGATCTTGTGCTGGCTTAGGCTCGCCAGTCTTTTTGTCTTTAACCGGCTTACCTTTTGCATCAAAGATGCCCTCGTGTGTGATATGTAAATCGCCTACACCGTTGTATTGACTAACAGTGGGACTTACAAGTTGTGCAAAGTCTCCATCTGTTGAAATGATAACATGTTTTGCATCCGGATGACTCTGTATCCAACCTGCAATCAAATCATCTGCTTCTAAGTTAGGATGTTGCATTACTGTAGCATTAGTCTTTTCTGATACGAATTTTTTAAATTCATCAAACGCTTCCCAAAACAACCTGTCTTCTTCTTGCTCTTTAACAGTCATTGCATTACGAGTTTCTTGCCTGTTGGCTTTGTAAGGCTTATAAAAGTCCTTGCGCCACGATCGACCTTCCAAGCAGAATACTACATGAGTGCCACCGAAGTCATTCCACGCTTTCTTAATACTGTTAAGTGTAATATGAAAAGCCATGCCCAACTTAATGTCAGCAGAGCCTTGTACAACGTGTCTAGCACGAAAAAATGTGTTGGCTGTATCAACCAAAATGTATGTCATTTATAATATTCCATGTCTGCCGCAAATATAAATCGGTAATCGATCGAATCGGTGATACCGGGCCTATGCCACAGTTTACTAGGATATACGTTCCAAGTCAATCTATTTGGTTTTAAAAAAAATGTATCTTTAAAATTTGGAGCTCCATCCATGGCAAATTCTGTACCGGTAATATCCGGATTAGATGTAGGCGGAATGTATACGTACCAAATACCGCTTATAGTATCAGTAGTGCCGTCGTTATCACTAATATGATGATTGTGCCAAAATGTATCTCGATCTTCGAGATTCTGATTGTTGGTCATATAAGCCCAACTCATCATATTTTTAATTTTTACTTCTCTTCCTAAAAACATAAAGCAACTGAAAATAAAACTTTGGCGCATTTTTAAAAATGCGGGTTCACGCCTTGCAAACAAATTTTCTTTAGTTTGGAATGGCGGACTGTTAGTAAAATAGTTTCCAGAGTCGATGATTTCTTTTGTGGTGAACATGACCTGTTGATTGTCTTGCTCATTAATAACTGAACTAAAATCGTATTGATCAATATATTCGTTATTTTCAAGTATTTTCATTCTACTTGTGCCTTATTATCTGCAAGTTTAGTTATGTTAATAAAACCAGCAGTATGACGTGACGGATCTTGACCTGCTTCGGCTAGCATATTACCAGCCAAATCTCTAAACCAGCGATCTATAATTTCTTCTTCAGGATCTCCGTCAAAGCCGTAACCGGACTTTTTTAATTCTGCAATAAACAAATCATTCCAATCTAGTTCAAAGAATCCGTTACGTACATTATCTGGATTAACTTTAGTATCTAGTACAGCGACCCAAGCTTCACCCCGGGCAGTAGCACGATCCTTTAGCGTCATTTTAGCCTGTGCTTCTAGTTCTTGTGCTTTAACTGTTTCTGCTTGTGCATTAGCCAACGCTTCTTGGGCTTGACCTTTTTCAAGTTCGAGTTTATCAATCCCAAATAACTTTTTAATCCATTTATTCATTAAGTTCCCCATTCATTTTTAAATAATGGCACTTGTAAACGGTCACTATAACGTAAGCCGTTTTTCATTGCCAATATTGCTACGTTCTTATTGTTCATTGCGTACACACTTTCTACTCCGCCAACTGGCATTAGATAAACGTGTCCTTTAAATCCTGCTTTGCGATAGGCCGCAATAGCGCACTCGGCATCAGCAAAGTCTTGTTCAGTGGCAATTACAAATTTCAAATATGCTGTGCCAACTTCCTCATACTCACAAACTACTTCTGGAAGGATAGCTTCTTCCCACACTTCACCACTACATGGCAGTTTAGCACTTACACTAAATGTAAGTTCTCTGCCTACTACACTGTTCCACTTTTTTAAGAAGCCTTTAAACTCTGGAGTTAGCTTCTGGGTACCATTTGTTTCAAACGTAATCTCTTTCAAATCACGCATCTTGGTATTGTTAATCAAGTCCGGATACGCACGTTGCCAGCCAAGCAACGGTTCGCCACCTGTAATAACTAAGTGTTCATCCTTCCAATGATCCTGAGGAAGAATTTCACAAATACGATCCGCGATTGCTTCACTTGTAAGCATTGGCGATAACTCTTTAAAGTCCGGATGCCATGACGCATAGCTGTCACAACCTGTGCTGACTAAGGGCAAGTCTTCGTATTTTGTAAACGGCGTAATCATTTTGTGTGTTGCCGCAATATCAGTTGCTTCGTGGCTAGATTCACCACGTGGCATACCAAAGCCAGCGCATTTAAAGTTACAACCAAATGTGCGTAAGAAAACAGACGGTACACCCATGTAACGTCCTTCACCTTGGATACTGTAAAACAGTTCTGCTATTTTAATTTTACTCATCTTCATCTCTTTCCAAAAACTGACTTACTTGGTGTTCCGCATCTTGAATTGATTCGGCCCATACTGTAAACGTAGCAATACCTTTACTAGCACTAATATCAAAAGGAACAGTACCTTGCGGTAACCAATTTTCACCAACTTCTCTTTTAATATCGAACTTATTTAGGTCAGTAGTTTTCATACGAAAAATTAATTCATCAGTTAATTGCTTTGCTGTATTCATGTACAATCTCCTTGCTCTGCTAACTTTACTACCGCAGACTTTTCTTTACGCTCTGTTCTAAAATCTTCTACATCTATTATAGCACTTTTTAATGTTTCTGCATAGTTCAAAGCACCTTGTCGTTTCAAACAAACAGTTGATTGTGTATCAATATAACCTTTAGTAAGCAAAGTCCAGATATGATACCAACGTGTTTGAGACCAAAAGTTAGTTCTACTTGTAGTATAGATGGTTACATTAACGCCAGTGTCATCTGCTTCTACCCATACATTATGGTCGCATTCACTACTACCGCATTCGCAAGTAACTCGGTAAACTTTTGAGTCACCCCAATCGTTGTGTTTTAAAATGCCTTCTGCTGGAAT